TTTCGTAAATCTTTTCCCATGTCGGGATGCGTTCGTCGTTCTTTAAAAATGGAGTTGCCTGCAGAAGCGCACCATGAAGTAAGGAGTTCGGGGCAAAGTCCGTCGTCCAATTCGTTTGGTTGGTGTTGTCTAACAGTGCAGGCAACTCCCAGTAATTGACCTCGAACGGATATGCGAAATCCGCAGACGGAGCGATCAACCAATTGAAGTAGTTATAGTCCGCGTAAAACTTTGGTTGGTCCGTCAGATCTTCATCAGGCCAATAGCGTCGCAGATACTCATACGACCTTGCGAACAAGGGGGTACGCACCTGTGTCGTGCCGACACCGAAGTTGATCGAGATCGTGTCGCGCCAGCGGTTAGGCTTTGGAATCACGGACTGTCCGATGGCTAACGTATCGACCACGTTTGCCACAAATCCCAGGATCTTTAATCGGTTCGCCAGCTCCCGCTCTGCCAGATTAATCAAGCTCGGGAGCTGGTCGAACACTGTGGGATCGACGGACGTACCTCGCTCCAGGTAGGACCGTAGGTCTGCCAGTAGCGAGTTAAATGTCATCGAGACAGCCATGAATTACTCCTCACCCGGTTGGGGGTGTTTCAGTCTCTGTTGGATCAGGATCTGGCACAGGATCCGGTTCCGGTTCGGGTGTCGGATCAGGCTCGGGCTCAGGAGTTGGCTCGGGCTCAGGTTCTGGGACTGGCTCGGGTTCTGGCTCTGGTTCCGGCTCAGGAACTGGAGGTTGATTTGCAGCTTCTTCCTCTTCAGCTCTGCGGCGTGCCGCTTGAATGACATCATGGGCTGCATCGCTTCTCTCCTTCAGAGATGCCCACTCTGCTGCAGTGGGCGCTCTGCCCTCGTCAGCCATAGCCTTGATGGTCTCAGCGAACTCCTTCAGTTCGGTGTGCGCCTCCTCTCCACGCTCCAAAAGCTCGCCGAGAAAATTAAGCAACTTCGACGTCTCCTGCAACCTGATCATGGAACCTCCGCCGAGAGCGGGGTTGTTTGTGACCAAAGACAGGCCGCGAATAGCGATCAAGATCAATTGGATTGGATTCATTGTTCTGCTCCTCTAACTGCTGATAGTAAATTATTGATGAGCGGAACAAGTCTCTCGGTCCAGTTGTTGAGGCTGTTCATGGCATTGATGTACCGTTGTTCACCCGTGCCGAACTTCCTGAACTCTTCCTGGATCTCTTCGAACTCCAGCACTGCCGCGATCAAATCATCGACGACTGCTTTCGCTCGCTCGTCTGCCCTCCCGATTGCAATTGTTTGGCTGTTATTTAACTGACCGCTGGACACAAGCTTCGCAGCTTGCTCTTCAGCGATGACGAATGAACCGTACGCGGCATACGCTTTCTGCTCGACTGTATCTGCCTGAGCGAGCGGATTGGATGCAGCGCATCCCTGAAGCCCGATCAATAGCAGCAGACAATAGAACGCGAAAAGCTGACGCGTCTGAACTAGATAGTTCATGCTAAATACCTCCGTCACCCGATCCCGTGACTCTGTTGACCAAGCGTCGGGTAGTAAGCGCTTGGTAGTCTTTTAAGAATGCAATGCCAGCACCACCGAGAATGGAGACCCAGGTCGCGGTCGTGAGGTCTGCAAATGTGAGATCTGGATTGCTGGTAAACAATGTGACAACGCTCGATCCGAAAAGAATCAACGCTGCAATCAGTGCACCTACGAGTGTGTTCACGTTCATGCTGCTTCTCCTGTTCCGCATTTGGCGCGGATCGTTAAGCGATGTGTCTCCACTCGCCCCAGTTGCGCAGTGATGATGCGCATTGCTTCACCGCTGCTAGAGACTGCACGTTCAACCTGTCCAGTCTTTTTGTTTTTCATCAGTGCCCGACGCATTCCGGGTCCTGTACAGCCCACCACGCCGGTTACGAAATTCGCAATGTGCCAAAGAATTAAATATCTACCCACTCCATCCGGTCTGTCTTCATCCAACTTGTAAACGCCCAGCTCTGGGTTGGAGATAATATAAACCTCGTGTCCGTTCGGTCTGACCCACGGCTCAAGTGTGTACTCTCCGTCCGGGATGCAAGACGCGAATGGCTTTCCCCCAAGATCATCATGAGGCACCCACGGACGTTCAATGCCAGCCAGATCAAAACTAGCAACACTAAGAACACTTTCAGTCTCTGTGTCAGCATAGCTGAACCTTTCTTGCAAGAGATCCATCAGCTTGTATCCACCGTCACTTCGAGAGCAACCTTCGCTTCTTGTAGCGCGGCTAACTCAATCTCTAAATCCACCAGATACTCTGCATCATCCGATGTCCAATCAGTTCCCTGGCGTTGACGGAACCGAAGACCTGCCATCTCTTTCTTGAGCTTATTGATGTCACGAACGAGCAGAACGACAAAAGCATTCTTGATTGGTAGCGCTTGCTGCTGAGCTGCCTGCTTAATGTCTTCGGCCAATGCTGTTGAGATTATTGGCTTGCCAACGAACCACAGTATCGGCAGCAGGGGTAGGAATGCTACCAGCCCCGCTAACGTGATATGTAGGCTCTGCTCTCTCGTGACTTTCATAACTTACTCCGTCGGCCCAGCCTCCGTTGATTCCACGGGAGCTATAGGCGGAACTTCGGCATCTCCCCCATTATTTTCTGCGGCAGCTGCAACTACCGGGGGTACCGGAGGTTTCACAGCGGCTGCAACTGCTTCCGCTACCTGCGGATTCTGTGGCGGAGGTGGTGCCAAAACAACCTCACCGCTTGCCAGTGCACCCAGCAACCCTTCGAGGACGCTCAGTGCACCAGACTTTGCGATGTGCATTGGGACCGGGAGGTCATCGACCTGCAGGAGTTTCACACCCGCAGACGCTGCCATCTGAACTTGTACTGCTGTCACTTCTTGCTTTGCCATTTTTATTTCCTCTTGGTTATGGTCCTACGTGTTTAGTAATGCGTCTTCGGAATAGTACGCGCGGATCGCATCTTCCTCGACCTGTGGCGTGATCAAAACCACTCTCTCCTGCCAGAGCATGTGCCTGCGGGAGATGTTGGGCAAGTGGGTTGGTGGCGTAATGCCGAATGCTGTCAAGATCGTGTTGACCGAGTTGACGTAGTCAGAGAACGGCATCGCGTTCATACCGGGGATCGTCAGCCAATCAACTTGCTTGCGCCACGTTGAATACTTCACACCGTTGATGCCATTCTCGTTGGCAACCACGGTGTCAGCCAGGATGGCACTCGCGTCCCAGTCGGTGCTCGGTAATGCCAGTTGGTACATCGACTTGAACCGAGACACCGGGTCACGAATCATGCAGAAATTCTGGTAACTGTTGTACTGAGCCAACGTGAGAACGCCACTGTCAATCGCTTCCTGCGGCGTAAGATGCGCTCGCGCTAGGCCTGGAGTTCCATTCGGATGGTCTGGGATGCCGCTGGCATTGTGGCTAGACGGATAGAAATACTCTTGGGCCATGACGTCTTGCGTTTCATCGAGACCTCCCAGCAGCCGTATGAGCGTGTCAACCGTGGTGGAGCCGGTGCGCGGGATCTTCCAAAAGCAGAGCTGCTTGCTGTGTGAAATTATCATTAGTTTCTGGTCTCCACTTCGCAGTTCATCGTGAAGGCATCAGTGAACAGTGTGTTGAGAGACGCACCGTCACGACACACCAAAGTAAACGAGCCACTTAGAACGCCGATGTTAGTTTCAAAATAACCGACCGCTTTAGATAACGTCGCCGCAGAAAAAACACCATCGGTGCCAGACACGAGACTGTTTGGGATAGTGCCGCTGATCCTATTCCATTGAGTGTCGTAGTCCGCGACCGCGCATCCACCCTGCCATGTTCCGTCCGACCCTCCGAAACTTTGTATAGTTGTCGCGTTCCCATACCAGTCACCGTCACTGTGCAGTCTCCCCCCGGTGAAGGAGTTCGTGGGCTCAATGTTGAACTCGAAGAGGTTCGGGATCGTGCTCGCGGTGAACGTGCAGTCGCCACCAGCACCTTGCTGTGCCGCTGCCGCCTGCACGTGACAGCCGACAGATCCGCGTTGATACCTGCGCAGACCTTCTTTTCCCCGGAAGCCCATCTGCGCGAGTACGATGTCGCGCCGCCTGATCCATTCGTCCCGATATTGCACTGCAAGCCATTCCGGATGCATGTGCCACGGCATCGTGATAGTGCGCGTCCACAAGAAGTGGCCTGGGAGGATGAGTGCACTCATGGTGTGATTCCCGTTCCCCAGATGTAATAGACCGTTGCGCTCTCACGCCAGATGTTAGCGACACCACCTGGGCCAACTATTGCACCTCCTGCTGTATCAATTCGTGTAGCTCCATCAAGATAGAAGAGCGTCGTACTTGCGCCTTCCGTGATCGTGTAATCCCCCGAAGTGAATGCATTGATGACCGTAGTCATGTGTTCAACCGGGAAGTCCAGATCGACGTTCGATGCGAGCGTCAATGTCCGTGCAGTGGTTGCATCCTTGAAAGCGATCTGACCGGCATGTCGAGACTCCAACGTATCAGACACGTTGTCGTTGAAGATTTGCAGGTCGTTGTAACCTACTTCATGGGATACGCTGCCGTTATCTTGGATGGTTGCAGCGGTCGTCCTACCTGTCACGGTGGGATCCGTGAAGAACATCCGGATCACTCCAGCCGTCAGCATTTGGAGCGATCCCAAATTAGAATTTAGCTGTCCGTTGGTGCCGGTGTGCTTTAGGTTGACAAAGTCGGTATCGGCTGCACCGTCCTCAAATATGGTCAGGCCTCCAGTTTCCTCAAGGCTCGACATACTATTGATGCCATTCGCAATCGTATAGATATCGCCAGAGGATTGATTCAGCGAGAGAGTAAGGCTGGTTGGGAAGCAGGTCCAGGATGCCCGTTCAATGCCAGCCACTTCAAACGTGATAAAGCTGGCTATCGCATCATCAGTTACAAATCCATCCGCCTGAACTACATCATCGAAGCGGTAGAAATTCGCACCAATGAATAGAAGCCCTGCCGATGCGTTGCTGAGGTTGATATTAAAGACCGTCGCAGATACCGCTTCAATTTCGATGTACTGAGCATCAGTTGGGTCATACCAACGATGCCGCAGACCGTCACGCCAATTCCAAATCTGGCTTGCAGCTAGGCTCTCTACCTCGAAGTCAACACCGTCCCAATCCATCGTGACGTCTTGGGCCGTACCGAATTGAATCTGCTCGTTATCGAGTAGGACAATAGGTATGCTAACTGCGTTCAGTACGAAGTCTGTACCAACATCGTCAGTAAACATCGGCGTGTTAGGTATATCATTGCGTACCCAGAACTGACCGTCACCAGCAATATCACCCTCAGCCGCTGCCTGTTCTCCGATGAAGATGGGCGGAGAAAGTACATGCGCGAAGCTGGACTGGGCGATTTCAAAGACACCCGAACCGAAGTCTGCACCTGCAATACCCCATTGAAGTGTTGGTCCGAGATTCTGTACGAACGTTGCTGAGTTGTCGGAAGGATTGCGGAAGTGTATAGCTGTGCTGACACCAAGCTTCAGATCAAATACCGCATTGTCAAACGTCCAGTCGCCTGTGATGGTTTGATTAGCCGAAGGATCGAATCCACCACCCAAGACAGTGTCTGCGCCTGTGTCGTCAGTGAACACCAGGACGTTCGGAACGTCGTTGCGTACCCAGATCTCACCGAAGCCAGCGATGTTTCCATGATCCGCTGCTTTCTCAGCGAACACGAATCCAGCGGCAGCGTTGATGGTGACACGTAAGTTCTCATCTATTGAGAAGAGATCTGTTGCGACGCCACTTAAATCCCAACCCCAAGATACGAGGTCTGGTCCAGTGAAATCTCCGAAACAGTAACCACCGTCTCCTACTATCCCTCCCTGCATAAACCAGAGTGTGCTCACCGAGTTGCCGATACTGACAAACATCATCGGAGTCGTGCGATCAACGGAGCCAGAACCAGTCAAAGAAAACGCACCACCGATAGCGGGGCGATTTGGGTTGATGCGCGTTGTTGAACCTGTATTGTTCCAGGCGTTGCCATCCCAGAACAGCATGTCTTTGCTGTTAGCAGTCAGCGTGCCCTGATCGATGAACTGATGGAAGTCAAAGACAACCTGAATGTCTGCTCCATTCGCTGGAAGTGAAGCACCTGACTGAGCAGAGAGGTTGACGACAGGGATGCGCCAGAAACCAGTGAAGTCCACTGGAGGTCCTGTCACTAAGAACCGTTGTAGGGTGTCCGCATCAGTCGGGTCTGCTGCTTCGAACTGATAACCGTCGGTGAAATTGCTAACGATAAGCGAACCGAGGTCTTGCCCGTCAGGACCAGTGTCATCGATGTAGATGAACGTGATATTCGCCGGAGTCACGTTGTTGAACCGAAGCGTGTTGGTTCCCGGATCGGCCTGCGTTGTCGAAGTATCGAAGAGCCACGCGTACTGGAAGATGGCAGCAACCGAAGCATCTGATTCAGTAAGTACACGCTCAAGACCTGCACCGGTCAGAGCATTGTTGACTGACAATCCACCTGCTGCAGGAGCGAGTGAAAGAGCTATCTCGTCAAGACCACCCCTGACCAAGCGCACCTCTACGCCAGAGATCAGAGTAGTGGTCTCAGTTCCTCCCGACATACCGAACTGAGCAAGACCGTTGTCGCGAAGTGTGACCGCATCGTTGCCTCCAACTGCGATGCTGTATTGGAACAGACCTCCTCCAAGGAAGACGTTGTCTAGGAAGACTTCGCCATTCGCATTGACAAGAGCGATACCTCCGTTGGCTTGAATCGTGTAGTTGCTTATGAACCTGAAGTTACCGATATCAATCGTGAGATCACCACCAGTGTCTTCCCAATTGGTGCCATCGACATTGAACAGCAAGTCGCCTGTTGCTTGTCCAGTAAGATCAACGTCGCTTAAGCCAGCGAGTGTAGTAACAAGACCAACAACGTTGATTGTAATCGGACCACCGGCTCCACCATCAATGACACTGATGTTGGTTCCCGCAGTGAGAATCCGCTCGTTCGGCAGGATCGCATTCGCTGACTGCGTAACGAACGTTGCGTCTAATCCGAAAGAACTCGAGAGATCCTGTGCTGCAATTTTTCGGCTGACCGGTTCACCAGCCGCAAATGCCTGCACCTCCAGAAATACATTCGCTGCATCGAGGGGCAGTACGACGTCTGGTAAATCGGAAATCTTTATATTAGGCATCGAGATCTACCTCATTCTGGTTCACTGTTGCATCCTCAAGTACGCGCAGCCTACTGTCTTCTGATATACGCGGACTGGAGCCGGGAGCTTCACGAATGCCGCCGATGAAATTCACGTTCGGATTCGGTCCACCAGCTGTCAGAGCCTCGTCGGGACGATAAAACGGCAACGTGATCCGGTCGGCCTGACGCGGAGCCAGACGATACGGATCGTAATCATCGAGGTCATCGATGCAGACTTTCAGTCCCGGCGTGTTCGGATCCGAATGCAGCTCGTGCAGGAAAAACTTTCGCGAGCAACGCTGACAAATTCCGATGCCGTAAGTCGGGTTGCCTGTTGGATCTAAGAAGATAGCCATGACTACCTCGTGTACGGTGAAATGTTAGGACGCAGGTACACTTCAGACTCATCGGTCTCACCTGTCCATGCGTCGTCTAAATAAGTTTTTGCATCAAGGTCCAGTCGAGGAATGATGATCTCGTCCACCTCTTTAATCTCTCTGCCCATTTGTGCCGCCAAGTTGCAAACGATAGCGAGGTACCAACGGTCAGGAACCTCCAGCTCATCGGTCATCACACCCACGTCTTGCAGTTGCCGCTGCACGAAACCGGTAACCTGATTGAACGTAAACTCTGCTCCAGGGTTAGGCCAAAGCTCGATCTCCGGTTGCGTACGTTGCTTGTCGTACCAGAACTGCGTCGGTCTGCCAGTGCTCGCTTTGTCAGGCAGGTTTGCGTAGTCGTTCCGATTCAGTTTGTACATCGGAATTTCATTCGGCTTGTTGCCGTAGAACAGCTCGATGACATCGAGCACCGTGGTGCCGGTAGCGCGAAGTCGATACGCATCGAAGTCGTTGACGCCTCCCAGCACACCCTGCACGTCCACCCAGAGCCACTCGTTGATGACGACTGCCTGACCTGTTCGCGTGAGAAGTGTCGTCGCGGTCACGAAGTTATCGTTCGAGCCTTCGATCACGTAGTCCCAGTCGCCAGAGACGTTGGGCATGATGCCGAAAGTACTCACGTTGGTGGCACTGTCGAGCGCCATGGAGATGGTTCCAAGAGCAGCGAGCTGCGTGCACGCTGTCGTCAGGTCACTGTCAAAGGCATTGCCCGCGACTCCTTCCGATGCAGTTGCAGTCCCCGTGATCCGCTGCAGGTTGCGCAGGTTGATGGTGTAGGTGTCCACGGTACCGAGAGGACACGGCACAGTGGCCTGACGCTCGTAGATCGGCAGCAAGAGTGGGATGACGTTCCACAGCTTGATGCCTTTGTTGACCAGCGTCTGCGTCCACAACCACAGCATGTCGAGAGCAATCGTAATGTGCTCCCCGGTGATCTCTTGCTCAACCATTTTGCAACGACGGAACGCGTGATCGATGATCTGCTGGTTCCGAAAGATTGTGCTACCGACTGTTCCTGATGTTGGCATTAGAAGCCTCCGCCACGCACTCTGCTACGCCCACCACGAGGCCGCGTCCCGTGACCCTTCGGTCTCGGGGACCTGACGTGACGGTCCATTACTTTCTCGGCGACTCGCTTAGCGACCTTTTCTACAGAGCCGCCCCGGCTTTTTTTACTACGCCTCCTGAGGCGTAACCTACGCTGCCTCCCTTGCACTTGACGTTTTTCGGCATGCCTTTCCTCGAAGCAGCAGTACCCGCTTTCTCAGGTGCCTTCATCTTCCTACTGCGCTTCAGCACTTGCTTTACTCTCACGAAAGCAGCGTCAGCCAGAGCGCCACCACCAGAGTCCTCCCTACCCTTCATGTAGCCGCCCTTCTTCAGGCCCGGTTTCAATCGCTTCGTGCCACCAGCTTCGATCTCGGCCTGGTTACGACCACGACGTGCAGGCTGATTACCCGTATCCATGGTCTTCTGCTTGCCGCGTGTCATCTTGAACTGACCAGAGGTGTTGCTCTCCTGCACACGACCACCGTACGCGTAGCCCATCTTTGCGCCTTCGCTTTTAAGTTTGTCGTGCACACTGCCGCCCTTCATCTTTGGCATGCTGATCGTGACATCATCGACCACGATCTCACGATCTTGACCCAGCTTACCCATAGGACCACCTATGAGACCACCCATTTGCTTCTTCACCGGACCACCTTTCGCCTTGACAGTTGCCGGGAAGCCCTTACGGGACTTTCCTTTCACGTGTCCACCGCGCATGTAGCCGCTAACTTTGTGCACGCCTGCAGAGCCGGTGAAGCCCTGTTCCGCCGGGAAAGTAAATTCCCCGTACGTTAATCCTACGTTCTTACCCATCGTCATCTCCTACGGATTGTTTGGATTGCCGGGATGGTTATCGATTTGGTCTTGCGTGTCGATCACCGTCCGGTCCAAATTTGATTTCTGTCTTTCTAATTCAGCGAACTCCCTGCGATTCTTCAACACCTCATCACCCACTATGGCTGGCTTGATAGCCTCTGCTGTGCGAAGCATTTGTACAAATTCGTCAGCAGTCTCAATTGGCTTACCAATCCCAGCAGGAGGTCTCTTCTCTGCCTCACTGTTGAGAAAGTGCATGACGTTGTTCCATTCTGCATCTGTATAACTCATATCGGTGTGTCGTCTATGTCAGGGTTGAGTTCGCCGGTCACGAACCACATGTCCAACGCGCCAGCATTGATGGCTCCACCCGTTGGATTTTCAAGCGTGAACCGAAGTGTATCAACGTTGATGAAGATGAACTGAATCTGCAAGTCTTGTATGACGCTGGCATCTTCGAGGAATCCCCAAGCGATCAGAGCCGTTCCGAATGGGAAGCTGGTGACTGTCGTAATGTCACCGCTCACGGTCGTGTTAGAATTCACATTCGGGAAGTCAACCGACACCGGCTGGAAGACTTTGATGTTCCTGAAGATTGTGTCCAACCTACGCACCTGTACCTCCCAGTAATCTCCAACGAGCAGTTGTCGTATCGTATCGAACGATTACTGTCTCATCAGCGGCAAGCACGTACGTCACTGCTGTCGGTGTGATGATGCGATTCGCGGCTAACGATGCGGCATCTTGGTGCGTGATCTCAATAGCGTTTGCGCTGATATTCGTCAATTCAAACGTATCACCATCTTCAACTACGGTCGTGTCGATGCCCGTCAGTACGGATGTGACTGCGTTGCCACTGACTCTCGCCCAATGCCGCATACTAGCGCTGACTGCATCCGTCAACAAGCCTGTCCAGTCGTTAGTGTTTCCTGCGCCGAATGCTGCTGGGGTAATTGGCGGATATTCCATCGCTCCTCGGACACGGATACGACCACCGCTCAAATCAAGTGCGTTGTTTGCCGGTAGCCATTGCATCTCAGCGTCAGGTGTAGCGATGACGTTGCCCATGGAGAAAGACGTGTCATCATCGACATGAACGTTGCCAGCACCGAAGTCAGATTGTGCGCCACCGGTATTCTGTATGAGGAAGTTCGCCGCGTTGTTGATGATGGCTGAACGTACTGCTATCCGACTGCCAGAAACGACAAGTCCTGTCAGTACCTCCATGTCCAAGCCAATCCAGTCGGTGCAAATCTCAGAGCCGATACCCAGACCGAAGAGGATAGTACTCGCGTTGAACATGTGAACGCCACGGATGGTTCCGTAGTCCGCGACTGCCGTTGCGTTGCGCGTATTGAAAAGAGGTTGAACAATTACTCCAGTGACAGTGGTGATGTGACACTCGTCGCCAGCATTATCAACGCGAATGATCGGCGCGAAACTGAGCGCGCGATAAGTTCCTACCGTGACGGATCCTGCGCCCGTCACTTGGTACTGCGCCTGAGCCGCGTAGATGAAAGACTGAGAAGGCGCGATGCCAATAGTCGTTGTTCGGTACGTCGGTCTCGCAAAGAACAGTGTCTGTACCGCGAACCCTGGAGCAGTTGTCCACCGGAGATTACTCAAGTCGTCTACGGTTGATGAGATAAACGTACCAGCAGTGACAGTGATGGTGTTGGCAACTTGCAGGAGACCGACTACTCCAGCACCAGAAGCGGGGATTGTGTTCGCCCATCGGATTGCGTAGAAACCGATGTCGGTAGTCCAATCAAAGTCTATAAGAATCGTACCGTGAGTATTGATCGTACCGCGATTCGCAGCGTTTGCTCCTTGAAGATCCAGTATATCGCTCGCACCTGTACCTCCGAAGTATGAACTGCCTGTCGTACTGACTCTAACCAGATCGACGTCCGCCTCATCTCTCACTGCAAAGACATCACCTCCGACAGCGTTCGCATCAAGTGTGAATTCATCAGTAGGATTGACAATAATCTGTGGGACTGCTGGATCAACATCGTACAGAGTTTGCAAACTGCTCAGACCTAGAGCAGCGGCAAGGTCTACACTGATGGGAGACGCTCCGAATGTCTGCGTCAAGTTCAGTATCGTTCCGAAAAGACCACTCAGGAACAGACTTGTGACTTCAGACCTTACAACAAACGATAGTTGTCCAGCTCCATCCGTAGACAGCATCTCATCTACAGCACCATCAACTGTGGGGAACGTGTACGCTCCTGAGAACTGTATGCTCTGATCACTGCCTATTAGGAGCGCGATCAGAGCAGTGTTAGATCCATCAGGCGTCGTGAAGAATGTGTACTCACCCGCAAGTGAAGTCGGACTGACTGTTGACCCTGACGGAACCGACAACTGCATGATGCCAGCGATGTCGTAGTGAGTGCCACTCCAGCCGACATTCACTATCTGCGAGATCACCTGTCCTGGTGTCAATGCAATGTGCGCAGACGTGTCACTGTTCGAGCGCGACATGAGCAGGTTGGATCCGAACGACGTTGAGTGCCGATGCAACACCAGCATCGCATCAATTGTACCCCCGAAGTCGTTGACCTTGGCTGTCGCATCGAAGTTGAAACCACCGACGTTGATGCCACCTTGCTCAGTACCGGGATCATTGATGCCAACATTCCCAGTCAGCAGCATAGGAACTGAGAAGTCCCCCATGACAACGGTGTTGGCATCGAAGTTCGTGCCGTCGTCCATGTACAGAGTGTTGGCTGGGACACCACCGGGGTTTGCTGCTACGGCTACGAACTCTAGGTGTTCAACGTCGAGTGTGACGAGACCACCGGCACCACCATCGGTAAGCTGCATGCTCGTACCGGGAGTGAGCACGCGCTCATCTGTAAGCGTCGCATCGAGGGATAGGACGACGTACTCAGCGTTGTCGGGTGCGCCACCACCACCACCGGCAAGCCAATCGTAGTCGTAGTCGTCGGGCGTCAGCTTGGTAAGGACTTCTCCGGTCGCACCGTCGTCAGGGATCTGTATTGCTACGATCCCTGAGAAGCCCAGACCCGACTGCGCCGTCATGGGTTACCTCAGGCTAGAACATTGTCGATCAGCCCACGCACCTCTGCGAGCTTCTCGAATTCTCCTTTAAGCTCTTGCTCTCGACTGGCGAGTGCATCAGCTTGCTGTTGGAGTGAGGCTTTCTGACCATCCAACTCGCCTGCTCGGGCTTCGTTGGCTCTCTTGTCCGATTCCACGGCAGCTACAGCAGAATTGGCAGCTGCCGAATTTTCTGCAGCAGCAGCATGCAGATTCTGCGCCTCTGTCGTTAAGGCACCCGCTTCCTGCGTGCTTTTCTCCACGATCAGCTGCGCCTGACTTTTGGCCTCCTCAACGATAGCTTCGCTTTTCTCCAGCGCTTCTGCCAACGCTGTGTCAGCTTCCGCTCGGGCCTGCTTAGCCTGCTCTTTGATGCTGCTGATCTCACCAACATCACCGATTGTTGCAGCAGCTTCCTGCGCTTTGCGCTGCAACTCCTCGAAGTCTGCGACCTTCTTCGCAAGTTGGGGTGAGTCTTCAAAAAGGAAACGCGGGACACGAACGAAGTCGCCCCCCGCATGCCCAGCCATGTCTCCGCCTGCCAGTCCGTTGCTCATGCCGCTAACCCAGCCTGGACGAGATCAAACTCACACGTTCCGATGCCAGAATTAGTGAGAAGTCTCACTGCCTGAGGCGGGAACGCCAAGTTGCCGTCCGCATCCGCTGTCTCTCCTGCCAACGTCGGATGATCGAACCAATTAAAAATGGTACTTGCACCCGCGAAGACGTCGTCGAACGTATGCTGCACCGTGACGTTCACCGTTCCCGTGATAATCAACGCCAAACCGATACTGGTCGGCGTCACGTTTTTGTCTATTGGAATCGGAATCGAGCCACCTATCACATTCGTACCGATTTCAATATTGGTCCCGACAGCAGCATCAGCAAAGATCGAATCCACAGTGAGGAAGTCGAGCTGAGTTGCGGAGGTCCCAGCAGCGGGACCAGCAATCGTTTCGCTGATGGGACGGTTCTGCCCATCAGTGCCTGTGATCGTGAAGTTGATGCCGCTAAGAGCACCGACAGACTCCAACTCCACTTGTCGTTGTGTATCGAGCACCGCAGGTGCGACGCCCCCCGTGGAAAAAGCTCCGTTGATCAACAAGAAGCCAGCGGCTCCTATCTGCTGGTCTAAGCAAATGCCATTAGGGTCCGCCGCATCCAGCTGCCTAATTTGCTGAATGGGTCTCATGACTATCTCTCCTGAATAACAACGATCCGGTCCATGGTGAGAGTCTTCGCAGCAGCCTCACCGGCTCGAACTGCGAACGAGACCGTTAGCAATTCATCATCCGGGAAACTAGCATTGGGTTCTGAGAAGCTACCGACGGCACCGTCGAGCGCACCGTACAACCGACCATCAGAGCCCTGACCGTCGTAGTAAGCCTGCAGCCTGAACGCTGTGGCATCCACGATGGTCCCAACATCACCAGAGACTTCAACGCTGTTCTTCTCAGAGACCAGCGTCACGAGACCTGCACCTTCCGGCTTGCGGAAGCTGAGACCATCCGCGTGACCGGCGAGCAGTGTCGTGTCGGTGATCGCGAGACCGATCAGAATCTCAGACAGTATTACCTCACTGAGGGTTGCGAGGATCTCGATGAAGAATCGCTTGTCCGGATCGAACAACCAAGCCTCCGTTGAGATACCAGCAGCGATCTTCTGAAGCTGGACTTCGTCATCATCCGCACCGGCAAGCAGCATGGTGATGATGCCACCGTTACCATCTTGGATGGCGACCGTGTTGGCTCCCTGTACGTCTGTCTCGGTCCACTGACCGGCGACGAACGTGTAGAAATCTTCCTCGTAAAGATGCGAGCCTAAGTGGCTCGGGAATCTCAAGGAGTTGAAAATACTTCCGACATCTTCGTTGTTGATGCCGTTATTTAAGCGAGTTACTTGGTTGTCAATAAACATTTCTGTCTCCAAAAATCATGGTCTCCCGTTTACATCCGAGAGAAAATAGTGGAGGGCATTTAACGTCTGCCCTCCACCATGTTTGGATAGAACCCTCGTTCAGAGTCCTGGAGTACCGAAAACGGCGCGCGGATCAGTCCAATCGGGGATGTAACGTTCCGTGGACTTGTAGCGCATCGAGTCAGTCTCGAAGTCACCTTCCATCGACTTCTCCAGCCCGCGACGCATCATCATCTGCAGACCACGAGGAGCGTCCGTCTGGACCCACCATGCAGTAGTCGATGTAATACGCGACAGGTTCGCCTGACCTTGAGACAGAAGCCCCATGGACAGGATCGGGTTGATGTCGTTGTTTGCCGTACCGGCGCGAAGAACGCTCTTCAGCAGAACTTCAGCTTGGAAGACCTGGCTCGGACCAGTGACAATCTTGAGAGGCTGCAAACGAATCCGCTTGCCGTTATTGTCCACGGCATTGCGAATCTGAATGAGCAACTGCTCAAGCGACGTTTGCGATAAAGCTGCAGCAGTCGTCAACAGGTTCGAGAACACGCCACCCGCAGCACCTCCCGGTGCGATTGGATGGTTGGTCACGTTCAGCGCTACACCGTCACCACCAACGAACGCACCATTGAAGGCACGGTTGAGGATGTTGGCGCAGAGCGTCTCCTTCGTTTCGATCATAGACTGAGCGAGATGCTCAGAATAAATCCGACCGATACGAATGTGGTCGCCGTCTTCGACCAAGACCTTGGTTAGCGCGAACGCCAAGCCAAAAACCTTGTAGACGTAACGCTGAATGAACAGCACTCCGCCTGCGTCGAATGTCACCGGAGTGCCGTCAGGCATTTCCGGAGCAGCATTGAATCCGAAGAGGACTGGCTCTTCATGGTACGAACGGGGGGTACCCGTACGATCCGTGAAAACACCTTTCCATTCATCGGCGCGTTGGTTGTAAATACCGTCAAAGGTCTCGTTGAGAATGGGCTCAACAATAGACCTAAAGTCGGTGGACCTCATTGGGACAGCCATAACTTATGCTCCTATTGTAAGCCGCTTACGTCTTGATGACCGTGTAGGCATTAAAGGCATGCTCAGCGATCTGAACCTGCGCGATGGTGAATGCATCACCGACCACGTTATCAGGTGCAGGGTTGATACCGACGACTCTAAGAGACGCGGCAGCAGCGCTAAGCCCCGCTGTTGCTAACGACACGCTGGACAAGCCGGTCGTTGTGTTCCCAGCCAATGCGTTGTAGTCCGCCATATCCCCGACGTTGGCTTGTAAGATCGAGCCATCACCTTGGATTTCATAGACCATCTGGGCGTCACCGACGTAGTACGCAACGATCTCCGTACCTACGGTGTTGGCCTCCCAGAAATTGCCGACACGACGTCTGCCATCGGTGCCCGTAAACTCAACGCCCGCAAAGACACCGAGAATATTGGTTGCACCAGCGACAGCAGGCACAAGAGCGCCCGTCGCGTCGTCAATACGCACTGGAGAGAACTGAAAGATGTTCGTGGCGAAGCCGCTGATAATCGTACTCAGCTGCTGTCTAATAATCCCTGAAGGATGAAAAGCTGGCTTTAGCCCGAACGGAGACGCTACAGAACTCATAAATTTCTCCGAATGCTAGATTAAATTTCATCCAGAGCCTCACCCGTCGCAATAGCAAACGGAGGAGGTTCTGGTGCCACTCCCAACGCTGCTGTGCCATCTTCAAGAGTCAAGTTTACCTTGCCGCGTTTTGCTGCGGCGTTCATTTCAGCTTCCATTGCACGGAGCTGGCTGCTGAGCTTTTCCTCTTCGCTGAGAGGTTGCTCGTGATGATTGATGTACATGTACGACTCGTACAATTCGAGAGGAAGCTTGAAAGCAATCATCTCGTTGACACCAATGCAGCCTTCCCACTCACCGGTTTTGAGGGACGCATGGTCCCAACCAGCTATATCCGCTGCTCTGATCGGCTCGTAGCCCAGCCGAACGCGTGCATGAATCGGATCTCGTGGATTTTCCGTGGTCAGCCAACAAACGTGGTAACCCTCGATCTTAGGAATGTCTGGCAATGCAGATTGGAAATATTGTTGGCGAAACTCAGCCACCCTTTCATCGTCTGACAGTGCCCGGTCTTGCGTCACATCTCGATCTTGCATGCGACGGTCTGCGTGCGCTCCCGATTGATCGGAATTCAGTCTCGTGTCTGTTCTACGTTTTGCTGGCATGATTATGCTCCCCCCGCTTGAGCTTCTTTATCGTACGTCGCGTACGACTTCAGATACTTATTGCGGAGCACTGGATCTTCCCAAACACCAGCCTCGATCATCGCATCCTTGCGCTCAGGGCTGATATACACCTCGTTCTTTCGCAGCGGACGTTCACGTCCTCCTGTTCGGAACTGAGGTCCACGGCTCTGGCCCGAAGGTCTCTGCTGTCCGTTACCGGACCCTCCTCCGTCACCTTCACCTTGGTTACCGGCACGTGAATCGTACCGTTTAGGTAATGCTTCTGCGGTACGAGCACGCAGCTCGTCCCAGTAATCTTTGTCCGTAGGGTTAAACCCTTCTTGAACCAGCGACCGGTCGATCTGCAATACAGTGACCGAATCCTGATCACGCCCAGCTGGATCCCACCAGTCGTTATCGACCATGAACTGCTGCGCGTGTGCTACATGACGCGGATCCAACTCTCGTGCCGGTGGAGCTTGACGACGTGTAGCGGGCTGAGCCAGGTATTCTTTCGCCTGTTCGAGATCGCGCAGGTTGTCACGGATCGTGTCGCGGTGATCGAGCGCTTCCGCGAGATTCCTTCCGTCATTTGCCGCAACGGCTTGCTCGATGACCTGATTGGCAAGCTGCATATCAGATCGAGCTTTGTTGATACTCTGCTCAACAGTGGCGACTTCACTGCCCGCGATGCGCGCGTCGGTTTCTTGCTCGAAGTGACTGAAGCGTTGCTCCAGATCTTGGTTTCGAGTACGGAGGAAGTTTAACTCGCGCTCAGTGCGGTCGCGTGCTTCCTTCTGACGTTGACGACGCGTTTTGTTTTCAGAGCGACGTCGATCCTTTTTGTCTTCAGGATCCTCTTGGTCGCCAGCTAGACGTTCGTCTTGTTGCTGACCGTCATCATCTTCGAGATCGTCGTCATCCACTTTGCCTTCCGGCTCTTCGACGGCAACGAATTCTTCTTCCTGCTCGTCGTCTCCAGGTTTGACGTCTTCATTTTCGGGGGACATGCTCTATCTCCTACAGATAAGCGATTACCGATAACGGGTCACAAGTTATTTCACCGATCAGATCCAGATCGTTGTAAAGCACGAAGCACGCCTGCTCTACGCCTGTTTTCTGCCGCTCGGAGTCCGGTACGTCAACCATCCACTTGTCGCCGCCAAACTTCGGCACGCGTACATAGGTTCCGATCTGACACCACTCTCCTTCCGGCCAGACTTCCAGAGTGTCGCGATTCTTAAAAGCGGCTGGTCCAAGCATAGTGACTTTAGCGACCTGAGTGTTCCAGAACTCGGTCTCCTGGGTATCATCCGGAACGATGATCCCACCCTTCGTCATCTTGCGCGGTGAACGCTTCTGAACCAGCACTCGTGAGCCGAACGGTACCAGGCCAGGATCGACCTCCGGAAAGGCTTGATCAAGTGAACCGTAATCCAGCATTGTTCGTACGCTTGCTACCATAATGACTTAGGTCTCGTCTTCTGCTTCACCAACTACTTCATTGAACAACTGCTCGGCGCGACACAGACCATGATAAGTTCCGCTTGCTTCACCGTATCCGAAAGCTGATTTGTCTTTCGGTGTCGCGAGCAAGACGATGCATCCGGCCTGTTCCTCTTTCAGCCTCTGAAGATATTTTTTTAAAACAACGTCTTCGGCGGACATACTAGTACCGAATTACGCTGGTGTCGAACGTGATGTCTTGGGTGGCGTGTGCTTGTAGCCACTCCCGGTGTCTCCGCTCGACGAAATCTTGCCGCCTTTACCCATGCCGCCTTTCAAATTAACCTCGCCACCGAGATCTCTCGTGTCTGCCTTCGGGAGTGCAGCCCCCGTCGCCAGTGCCTTGTGCTGGTTAATAGCGCCCTTCGGCCACTTGCCCATTTTGCTACCTTTCATTTTTCCTCTCCTGCTATTAAATATGGAGCCCTCGCGGAACAGTCCTCTCGGTCAAACATCTGCTTCTCGGATCAACTCGTCAAGTATCCGTGCGAGGCCGGGGGTTTGTTGCACCCTCTCCGGTCTTGATCTTCGACCGATCCGTCACTGCCTTGACGCCTGCGATCTCCAGTGCCGTGGCATTATCCTCGGCATTCATGAGTTCGCGCGAAGCTGTTTCCATCTCAGTACGCTCGTCTTCAGACCGTTCGCGCTCCATAAGCTCTTCGAGTCGAGCAGCGTACTCGTTCGCCTTTAGTGCTTCGTCACGGGCTGAATCTAAAGCCTTCTGTTGCTCCTCGGCCTCAAGCTCCATAAACGTCTGTTGTGTCTCGTGCTCGCGCGCTTCGCGTTTATCCACGAGCGTCAACTGCGTGCGTTCGCGCTCTCTTTCGTCTCGGGCCTGGTCAGCTTCACGCTCTTGCTCGATAGCAGCCATCGCATTCGGATCGACCGGCGGCTGTGGCTCTTCGGGCTGTAGCGACTGCATGACTTCCTGCAGTTGCTGAATTACTGGCATGATGCCTGACAGAACTTTTCCGACGGCAGGAATCACTTCTACCGATTGGTACGCGAGATTTTTATCCATCTCCTCACGCACTTTCGGATCTCGAAGTCTCATCAGCTGCCCCAACTGGTCGTCACTCATGCCGGTCGTGGCTTGCAGTAGATCGACATTGTACGAAACGTAGTAGAGCGCAACGTGTTCGATGATGTGTCCCATGAGCATAGGGACAAAGCGCGGCGCGATTAAGGGATTTTGTCCCAACACGGGCGACATCGCATAGTCTAGATGGACCTGCAGATGCGCTAAATGATCTTGGTTCGGGAACGCTGCCACAGGCCTGCCCATGGTCATCGCTGCGTTCTCATTGACTGCGTTTGACTCCTCCGGTGTGTCGTCAGGTAGGAGCAACTCATCAGGGTTTGGAATTCGAGTTCGTTCAAGGATTCGCTTCTCGACTTCCTTAACGTTGTAAACCTCGGGCATCGCAGCGGCGCGATCTGCAATAATTTGCAGCTGCGCCATACGCTGAACGTCAGAGAAGATCTCTGGATCCGCAACCGGCATGACGTCATGCGGCGGATCGAAATCTTTCCGGTAAGCAAGAACGCTACCAACGTCGTCTTTCAGCTCTCCGTCGTCCAAGTACATCCGGTTGATGCGGCACATGATCTTCATGACCATGTCCATGGCTTTGAACATGCGCAGGTGAATAGCGCTGAAGACAGTCATGCCTTCCTCGATAAGCGCTAACGTGGTGCCTACAGGCATTTCGGTGGATTGCTCTCCTAATTTTTCGAAGGTTGTTTGAACGACACCGCGTCCCAACTTATCCACGACACCCAGGAGTTCGAGCAGAACGTTCGACGGCTGGTTGAACGGCACCGGCATGATGAGTTTGCGAATGTCATCACCAGCGATGCCGCCTTCGATCTCAGTAACTGCAGCGACACGCAGCTCCTTGCTCTGTCCACTGAAGTTCGCCCCTTTTAATCGAATGAGTGTGGGCAGGTTGTTCATGTGCGCAGAGTCAAGGAGAGCGCGAAGTGCACCAGTCGCGGCACCCGACAGGGAACCGATCATCTGACCTAAGCCAATTGAGCCTGCTCCACGCCACGGTATGAACGGGAATTCTATGGACCAGTACAACGGTTGCTTGGTTTCGTCAGACTCTTCCCAGTTGCGATTGACTGCGCAAACTTTTCGGGAAGGTCCGTGAATGGTAATTCGGTAAGGCGCGTAATCGTGATCCTTTTCTAATTCATCGCACCAACAGTTGACTTCGTAACAGTTGTGCAGTCCGTCTTCGTTATAAGGTGCGATTGCATCCTTACCTTCCACAGCAGCCGATGCCTTCGCTGGTCGAGTCGCCTCTTCAACAGCAGACGTTTTAACAATGGGACCATTGTCCACGTACATCTTGCTCTTGACGCGCTGTTCGTACTCCAACTCCGTGATGTGCTCAGCGAAGGTGACACGCTCTGCCGTGTAGAAGTTGGATGCTGCGTAGGGGATGTAAACATCGTCGCTGGGCCAATACGTCGGGACAGGACGTTTCTTTTTATCGTCATAGACGATGCGCATGTATTGCGATCCGCCCAAGGGGACTTGCGTCAGTAGCTGTTCCAGTTCGGTGCGAAACTCCGGCATCTGCGTGAGGAACTGCCAGTTCATGTAGGTCTTGATGCGGTCGGCTTTCCTGAAGCGATCTACTTCGGGATGGTCACCTGGGATGTAAGTCTTTACGGGTCCGTTCGGCGGCATAAGTTCCTTGATCGCACGCGACGCGAAATCAACCACCGCTTCAGTAAGCATGGGGTGCACTGCTTTAGATGCACCTTCGAAATCCGCGCCTCCGGGTGTTTCCTTGCCCAGCCCCGTGCGCTTAATCGCTTCTTCGTAATCTTTCTCCCGTTTCTCGCGTGCCTTTTTATCGCGCTCGATGTCTTGTAGTAACCGAGTTGCGATTTTGTTCAGAGTCTCGGTGTCAAAGTCGTCCGCAATGTTGGCGTACCATTCTTTGTTCGGTCTCTGGAGGTCTTCACCCACCGTGACGATGGCACCACCGTCGTCGGTATCGACTACTTCGTCAGGTACGGATGTGAACTTCTCAACTGAACCAACTTGGTCTTCGGGAGTTGCCATCAGTGAGAACTCCCGTATTTGCGCGCCATGAGATCAGCAACGTATGGAGTAATGTTTGAGAACGAACACACGGGACAGCCGTTGTTCTCTTCAATGATCCGGTCGGGACCGAAAATCTCGAGTGCTCCCATGTTGATCATGTTGCACGCTTCCCAGCAAGGATCCAACTCACCACGAATAAACTTCGAGGTCAATTCATCGGGAGTTTCCGCAATTTGGTCGTCGAGGCCGCGATCTTTCAGCGCGAACATCAGCTCGGCCCAGTGTCCGTCGCACCACTTAATGGCTTTCAGGTGCTGCTGCGGCTCGTGCATGAAGTACGGGACGTCGAGTTTGATGTTGGGAGGCTGGTTGTCATCCATAGGGATTTTCTCGCTTCTTCAGCCTCCGCTCCGCTATCTCGCGAGCACGTGCTCGTTCTTTGTCCTCGACGGAATCCACGACTGTGAAGGGACCAAAGAATTTATCCATGAGAAGGCGCAGCCCCTGTGTTGCGGTGTCAAGCAAATCATCTCGTTCGACGGAGCCTGGGCCAACGTACGAACATACTTGGGAGATGAGCGGATCCGCCCAGCTCTTGAAGTTTCCGGGATTGATTTCCGATTCAACTGCCCATACTCGCCCTGCCGCAAACATTGGTGAAACGTAATGGAGCCGCGTTAGCTTATCTTCATTACCCGGATTGTAGCCGTGAGTCAAGATGTTCTCTTCCGCGAGCTGCTGACGAATTGAAATTCCAGAGGCTTTCTCTTCGATCAAGATGACGTCGATGACGCGTCCCTGATGTTTTGCGCGATGCGCTTTCAGGCGAATGATGGGCTTCAAAAGCGGCTCGTCCATGTCACCGTAGGTGTACTTCATCTCCTTCTTGATGCGACGAATCAGGTTCGGGAAGCCCAGCCAGTCTTCCCATGCGTCGAGCAGCATTGCGTGTGGGAGCGGGGGCTTGCCCATTCGAGGCTGCATAAATACACCCCAGACACTACAGGCTGTCGGGTCATTTTCCTGCTTACGCTTGTCGTAGTTCCTCTCCTTGAACGCCGGATCGATAGACATGACGATGTAGGTGAACTTCGGCAGCGCTTTCTCGTGAGGCCAGACCTTCCACTGACTGCGTTGAACGAATCCCTCCTCTTCCGGATCCAACACCTCACCGTGAATTTCCTGGCGACCGACGCGCGTGCCTTCGTACTTAGCAATGGACTCGAAGAAGTATTCGGTCAGGTTCTCGCGGTTCTCGTACGTCGCACCGACGATGTCCACCACGCGCTTATCTTTCTGCAATCTGCGCACGAACGGAGTGGGCTTCGGTGTACCGGTTACGCACAGGCGTGGCGTGTCGCCGAGACGCAGGCCGAACATCATGTTGTCCCAGGCCTCCTGCGGATACTTCCACGACGCGATCTCGTCGCACCAGATAGCTGCGTGCTGCGGACCACGCAATCGTTCGGGAGTATCCCCCGCAAACCCGCGAATGATCGAGCCGTTCTTCAGGGTGATGGAAGGCAGCGCTTGGTTACGATCATGAATGAGCTGCGGGGGAATAACTGACATGAGTCCGGTCGGACCTTCGAAGCAGGTGTACCGAACGTCATCGTGCGTTGGAGAGACGACCGCGTAGAAGCTCGGGAACTGCCACGCCTGATCTCCCATCCAGTTTGCACCGGTTAGAGTTTTACCAAAGCCACGACCTGACCGGATAAGCCAGATCGGTTTGATCATGTCGATGAATTCTTGCGGCGGCAGTTGCTTCTTGCGCGCCATCTGCTGCCAGCAGACACGCCAACGCAGGTAGTGCAGTTCTTCCTCGGTGAACCCTGCGAGCAGTTCTGCAGTGTCGTCCGGGAGTTGTTCTTTAACCTCGTCGTCGAGATCGTCGAAGTTGAAATCGTAGTCGAACTTGGGCGGCTGGTGGACCAGACCAAAATTGAGTGATATGACCTGGCCCATCTACATCCTCGATACGGTTGACCAAATGGCGCATCGAGGGTAGCGCAAAAAGAAGGGGCTCGCTAGGAGCCCCGTTCAGCTAACACCTTGGCATAGTAGCGTTTCTTCTTCTTCAGCTTCTTCAGCGCGTTGGTCGCACGTTTCAGCTTGGTCTCCCAGCGCACGATGTTCGCGTCCACTCTGACTGCACGATCCACCTGCACATCCTTCTCAGGCTTCGTCTTTGCGTAGGGTTCGTCGCGCAGGAACTTGCGACAGATGAGTGTTGCCCCGTCACGTTCGAACCGCAGTTGCTGGTTAGTGTGCGCACCTCCAGAGAGCTGACGTTCGAGCCAGTGACCCATGTCGTGGTTGATGTCGTGCCAGCCCTGATCAGGGTTGACAGTGAACACTCCCCAGCGGCACCACGTGCGTCGGTTCCCTGTTCCGATATGCAACTTGTACGGGAAGGGCTTCTTCAT